CCCTCGTCGCGGTCTTGAGCTGCGAAAGAAGCATGGTAAGGGAGGTTTAACGACGCAGGAAGCTGGTAAGCAGGGGATTGGTAGTGGCGTGGCGCGGGCTACAAGTCTTGCTAATGGCGAGAAAGTGAGTTATGAAATTATTAAACGGATGGCAGCTTTCTTCTCTCGCCATCGAAAAAACTTTTCCGGCGGTGAAGACGATGCTGGATTTATTTCGATGATGATGTGGGGAGGCAGGGAAGGAGAAAGGTGGGCCCGCTCCATTATCAAGCGCGTTGAGGGCAAGAAAAACGATGGACTATAGGCAAGCATATTTAAGTCTCATCGCAAGAGCCAAGCAGCGCGAGGCTAAAGATTTGAACTCGGCGGAAAAATACGAATGGCATCACTATTTTCCCGTCTGCTTTTGGCAGGATAAAAAAAATAATATAAAAACTGTTCCGCTTACGCTGAGGGAACATTGGTTGGCGCACAGGCTTCTTTTCAAGATGTTTCCTTGCAAAGGAACGGCGGCGGCTCTTGTCCTTATGAGCGGGCGGGCGCCCAATATGAGTTCGCGAAAATTTGAATCTATTCGCGCCGCTGTACATGAGTACCATTGGACGAAAACGGAAGAAGGGCGTTATTTTCTTTCTGAGCAAATGAAGCGTCGCTGGGCAAACGGGGATTTCAATACTGAAAAGGCAAGACAAGCTTGGTTTGAGCGTGGTCGTAGTCTGCAAAGACAATGGAGGGAGCATGGAGGCCATCCATTGTTGTCTGACGCTGCAAGGCAAGAGTCAAGCGAACGGGCCAAGGCTCGGAACAGGGAGATGAACGCTTGGTTGAACAAAGAAAAGGGTAAGGTTGAGCGTGTTTGCGATAAGTGCGGCGTGGTCATTCGAGGGACGATGGGCAATATGAAACAACATCAAAGGGGGCGAAAGTGCCTCCCGCCAGTTGGATAAGTAAGATGATCGAGAGCCGCAAGAACAAATGATGGATGGAGTGAAAATGATGCAAGAAGAGGACGGCATTAACGTTCTTGAAGCTTGCCAGATTTTGTCTCGCAACGCCCATCGCAACACTTCCCAATGGGAGTATGTGCATAAGCATGTATTCAAGAATGGGCGGTTAGAGGAAACTCATGAGTATGTGCTGAGTGAGTACGACGCTCCTGATGAAATGTTTGAACCGGCAAAGTTTTTGCTGTTTGAAGCAATTGCGATGGCAAAGGCGTACATTATGGAAGACCTTGAAGCTCAATTAGCGTCAATTAGGGAAGGAGATGACGAGGAAGAGGACTAATCATTTCTCGTTGCATGGACAACAAAACTTGGGTAGCCCATAAGCCAAAGTACACTTAGCTGAAAGATGCCGCTAAGTGTTCTAATTTGGGCGGCATCTGGAGAGACCATGCCTCTTTCCATTCTTGATATTGTTGCTTGGTCGCAGAAAAGGATGTCGGCAATGTCTTGCTGACTTAAGCCGCAATAGATGCGTGCTTCTTTAATGCGGGAGCCAATGAGCTTTTTGGCTTCCGCATGGGACATGGACGGGGCAATCACTTTAGGAGTTTTCACGCAAAATTATGCTCGCTTGCATAAAAGATAATAACACTTATCAATCGAGCCATTAGAGTGTTGTCATGAGCACCACATCGTGTCGTTACGACTTTTCTCCTATCGAGAAGTACGAACTCACGCCCGAAGGTTATCTCCGGGTGTGGGCAAGTATTGCTCGTACCGGCATCCAGCATTACACAGATGCTGACGGTTCAATTCGGAAGGAATTCCGTCCTGAGTCGGAAGTGGCGTCTCCTGAAAGCTTGGCTTCATTTGCTGGCAAAGCAATCACCATGGAACACCCTCCTGTCCTCTTGGACAGCGAGAACACCAAAGACTATCAAATTGGCTTCACTGGATCAGAAATTGTTTATGACAACGGCTTCGTTCGTGCCGTCATGACAATCACTGACCGAGAAACAATTGATCGCGTGGTGCGTGGTGATGTTCGCGAAGTGAGTGCGGGCTATCGAGTGAATTTCGATTCAACTCCTGGCGTAACTGATAGCGGTGAGCATTACGACGGCATCCAAAAGGATATTAGTGGTAATCACGTTGCTATCGTTCGTCGAGGCCGTGCCGGCCCAGAAGTGAAGCTGCACTTGGATCGCCAAGATGCTGCGGATCCATACCTTTTCTCCAATGAGGAAGTTCAAACTATGAATGCGACAGTCGCTTTCGACGGCGCTGAGTTTGAGGTGAGTGAGAGCGTTGCTCTGGCGATCACCAAAGAACGAGAAGACGCCAAGATGTCCTACGAGGACATGAAAATGAAGTATGACAAGCTCATGCAAGAAGCAAAAGACATGGAAGAGAAAATGGCTTCCATGGAAGAGAGCATGAAGAAGAAAGAAGATTCTTCTGAAGGTCGTGCTAATGCGCTGCAAGAGCAACTTGATTCTCTGACGGCTGAGCTTGAAGAGGCCAAGAAAGTCAACATTGACAGCATTGTCGCTGACCGCTTGGCTTTGATTGAAAAAGCCAAGCCCGTGCTGGATGCTGAATATGCATTCGCCGGCAAATCTGATCGCGAAGTGATGGTTGATGCCATTAAAGCTGTTCGCGGCGACTCTGTTGAACTGGACGAGCGTTCCGACGACTATGTCCTTGCAATGTTTGACACCATTAGTGAAACGGCTAAGCGCGACGACTCCACCGAGGAGCTTCGTGAAGCTGTTGCTTCTATTGCTTCCCCGGCTTCTGCTCCTTCTTCTTACATCGAGAAGCTGCAGAACGCTTGGAAGTCCCCCCTTTCCATCTCCAAGGAGGCTAAGTAATCCATGGCCGTTACTTTCACCACTAGCGCTGGTTCTGCTGGTGGCGTTCAGTCCACTTATGCGCTGGAACTGACTGCTGCTCTTGAAGGCCAGTTTGCTGACATTGCTGACAATAACGTTGCCACTTTCGTGAACGAAACTGGTGCCGTTCTCGCTTATGGCAACCTCGCAGTGGTTAACACTGGAGGCACTGTTGGTAATTCCGCTAAGACCATTGCCGCCACTGGCGACACTGTTGTTGGCGTCAACGCTCTCACCTATGTGGACGAGACTGTTCTTGACTCCAATAGCCGTCCTGGCGTTGCCGACACTCAAGCTGCCAACATTCTGAGCAAGGGTGTGGTTGCAGTGTATGCCACCGAAGCTGTCGATCTGACTGATTCTGTGCGCGTGTATCACGCTACTAACACTGGTTCCACTGCTGGCGCTCATCCCGGTCGTTTTGCCGCCACTGCCGTTTCTGGCAAGACTGCTGTTCTTGGCGGTGCTCGTTGGGTGTCCAAGACTTCTGCTGCTGGCATTGCCCTGCTGGAGCTGAATGGCCCCGACTTCTCTCTCACTGCCGACACTTGATAGGAGGCCCCAATGAATGAATTCCGTCTTGATGATGCTGGTCTCTTTCTTGATCGCCAGCTTGAATACATCCGCCCTCAGGTTTTTGAAGTCGAATATGCCGACATCAAATACCCCACCATTCTGCCTGTGACCGCTGAAGCTGGTCCTGGCGCACAAACTTTCACCTATCGCATCATGGATGCCACGGGTGACTTCAAGCTCATTTCTGATGCTGCGGATGATCTGCCGCGTGCTGATGTGAGCCAAACCGAGAAGAGCATCAACATTCGCTCCTTCGGTGGTTCCTTTGGCTACACCGTGCAAGAACTGCGTGCAGCTCAGATGGCCAATCTTTCTCTGGAGCAACGTCGCGCTTCTGCAGTGCGTCGTGCTTATGAGGAGAAAGTGGAAAGCATTGCCATGTTTGGTGAGTCTTCCGTGAGCCTGGCTGGTTTCTTTAACAACGCTACTGTTGACGTGATTAGCGCTAACAAGTGGTTCTCCACTGCTGCTGTCACGGCTCAGGAAATGCTGGAAATCCTGAATCAAGGCGTTAGCGCCATTGTCAGTGGTTCCAACATGAAGGAACAGCCCGACACCATCCTCATGCCTTATGAGGACTACAACATTGTTTCTACCACTCGCAATTCCGATTCTTCGGACGTGACTGTGCTGGAATACTTCCTGCGGACCAATCCTTTCATCCGCAATGTAGAGCCCATCAACCAACTGGCGGCTGCCAATAGCAGCCTTGCCAAGAACCGCATGGTGGTTTACAAGCGCGATCCGCAGAAAGTGCAGCTTCACATTCCTCAGCCTCTGGAGCTTTTCCCGCCTCAACAGCGTGGTCTTGAGTTCATTGTTCCTGCCCATGCTCGTGTGGGTGGTGTTGCGCTGTACTATCCCAAGAGTGTGAAGTACATCCAGGCTCCTTGAGCCAATTAAGGAAAGGGCGGCTAAGCTTTATTTGCTGAATTTGTAATTCAACAATGCTCATTGCTTACCGCCCCGAACTTGAAAATCCGCCTCGTGAGGCCGGGTTCGGAATTATTACCGACAAGGGGCTTATTAGCCTCACCCCCGGTCTCAATCAAGAAATCCCAGACGAGCAGTGGGAGATTGCCAAGGCCAATCCTACGGTTAAGGCTCTTCTGAACATTGGGGCTATCGAAGAAATGAAAGAGCGGGTGGAAGTTGAAACCATCCCTCAGTCAATCGAAAGTCTCAGTCAGCTTCCGCTAAGCCAAGCCATTCAAGCCATCGAACTGCTTCACGATGAAGAGAAGCTAAGTGGATGGAAAAAAATTGAAGGGCGTGTGCGCGTGAGGAATGCAATCAGTCGTCGTCTTGAAGCAATTCGCACAGGAAAGGCATGACTGTCACCTACTCGGGATTTCTAGAGCGATTCCCTGAATTCAGTCCCCATCCATCGGGGATTGTCAATGGAGCTATCGAGAGCGCTAGTGCCGATGTGTCTTCTGACATTTTTGGCGATCAAACTGATAGGGCAGTGCGCTTCTTGGCTGCCCACATCATTGCAATTCAATTAGCTCAAATGGGCGTCATGATTGGTGCAACTGATGGCAAGGTTTATGGCAAAGGACTTGATGCCACTATGTATGGGCAAGAGTTCAAGCGTCTCGCTGATAGTGCTTCCAATGCATCGATGATTGGCTTTGTTGTTTAATGACCAACCCCGCGCCACCACTAGCAAATGCAACGCTGGTATTTACTGTGGCTAGCGGATATGCGGTTGATTCAGCAACTGGCAATTATGTTGAAACCACGACGGAATCAACATACTATGCGACATTGAAGCAAAGCAGGGATCCTCAATATGAACAGCAGATTGGGGCTGATGAGACTGCCATCTATATGAAAGGCCGTCTTGTCAGTCCTCTTGCCGTCTCAGGTGTAAGCGCTGGAGATGTGGCTGCCGCCACTATTGAAGGCCAGGAAGGACGTTTTGAACTTCTTCCTACAACTGAGATGACCCAGCATTATCGGCAGTTTCTAGGCACTCCCATTCATGGCTACTTTAGAGTGGTTGGAGCAGGTAGTGTCCTGAATCGTTGATTTTAGTATCCTTGCATTGATCTAATGGCCATTCAACATCCCACTCAAATCATCAAGAGTCAGGACACCATCATTCGTGTTGGTGCTCTGTCTGGCGCCACTCGTCCAGTTATCACGCCTGCAACTGCTGGCGCCCTGACTCTTCCCTCCTCTGGCGTGCCTACCAGCATGTTCTTCCTGGGAGGCGTGACCAACGCTTCCGTTTCCATCAATGATGGCGAACAGGAATACTACCTGCTTGGCAACGGCGGCTTTGCTGATAGCGTCAAAGTGACCACTCGCGCTCAAGCTTCTGTTACTTCCTATTTCCAAAAAGACTTGGATGCCGGCGGTATTGACGACACTAGCTATGACGAAGCCATGGACATTGTGCTTCGTGGTCGTAATGATCGTGACTTTGAGCTGTACACGGAAATCTACAAGCACAATGGTGGCACCACTTATGACGTGACGTGCTTTGCTGCTTCCGTGATGAACTACAGCGAAAGCTATCCTGCGGACAATCTGGTTGAAGTTACTTTCGATCTGATGAGCCGTGGTGCAGTTGGTGTGGGTCGCGCAACTGTTTCTGGCACAATCATCCCTGGCATTAACGGCGACCCCAACGCTTGATTTTATTTCTCTCAGGATCCCTATAGCCCCCGAAAGGGGGCTATTTTAGTAATATGACTATCATCGAATTGAGAGAAACGCTTGAGGAGTTGTTGTCCGACATTGTCGGCACATATACGCTCCCCAATGGCACGCAGATTGCGGCTGTGTATGTTGATGGGCGTTATGGGGTGCCTAAAGGATGGAAGGTGCGAGGATTGGAGGTGGGGATTAAGCAATATCCAGCTAGGGCCAGTCGCCCGTTAATGGGCATGGTTGAAATGAGAAAATCTTGGGAGGTGAGGCTCGCTCAATACAGCCCAGCTTCTGAGACGATGGAAGATGCGGTGGATAGGATTTTGCGTCATTTTCCAGACACTAACCTAACGGGTTTTCCGTCAAGCGATAGGGAATATCAATACGCGAGGTTGATCATTCCTGACATTGACATTGTTTTTCAATACAAACGCCCGGAGTGGACGTAAATGGCTGGTTTCATTGTTGGAGCAAAGATAATTAACCAGCAAGAGCTGGAGCGGCAATTGATTGCTGCGTTTGAGGAATGGGTGGAGGAAGATGTAAATGGCGCGTATATGGACGAGCAATTTTTAACTGACAAATGGCAGTATCCGCCTCCGTCAACATTGCGAAAAAGCGGCGAATTGGCGGGCAATCCTAGGAATATTTATGATCTTGGAGCATTGTATGAAAGCGGAAAGGATAGCTTCAAGATTCGTAGAACGGCAAACACAGTAGAGGCTTCATGGCATTGGGACGCTACAAACGCCAGTGGAGAGGAATATGCATGGTTTGTCCATGAAGGGCAAGGGCCGTATAGTCGCGCTCCGCGTCCCTGGACAGACGAAATTGCCGTTCCCTATCTCTTCTATAGCAGCGATGTGAAGAGGGCGTTAGAGGCGAATATCACGCTTAAGATGGGCAGATGAACAATTTTGACTATTTGAAGAGCGATGATGGTCGCGTCCATTTGATCAATGCCAAGAAAATTGGTGGCACCATGAATGCTGGCATCTTTTGCTCTGTGGCAATGGACCAAAATACTTGTAGAATTTCTAACGAAAATCACTCTTTCACCATTGAACTTCCAGAGGGGCTCTATTCAAAGAGCGACCGCGTGAAAGCTTTTAATGTTGACCTCGCAATTCTGAAAAATAGTCAA